GGTCCCGGAAGCACTGGCGGCGCAACAAACGGTGCATCCACATCAAATTATTTTTCTTGCATGGGATTTTTTCAATCGGTTGACGGCCAAACTGGTTCAACTGGGGCGCAGACAGCCTCATCAACAACATTTTTATCTGGCGGCGCAGGTGCCACCTCAACAACCTCAAATTACGGTTATAGCACTACAACAAATGGATTTTTTCAAACTCAACCTATTATTGTCGGCGTAAGTGGCGCAACGGCAACAGCTTACAAGGGTGGAATAGGTTGTGGCGGTAGCTCAAATGGCATTGGCGGTGATGGCCTTTGCGTTATAATTTCATGGTGAAATCATGTTAGATGTTTTTAATACGATTCAGCCACTAAGTTCTAACTACCAAGAGTTTTATGGTGGCGGCACGACCATTGACTGGGTAAAACCCCGTGGCGTTGCTATGGCGCGTATTTTAATCATCGGCGCAGGTGGTGGCGGCGGTGGTGCTGGCGGGTCAGCAACAGGCGGTGGGGGATCTGGCGCTTTTACGGCTTGGATAGGACCAGCAATATTTATCCCAGATGTGCTGCAAGTATCTATTGGTGCTGGCGGAACAGGTGGAGCGGCCAATTCAACAGGTGTAGCAGGTGGGACTACATCAATTATTTACCAAGCTAAAACTGGCTCAGGATATACACTTTTAACGGCGAATGGCGGCAGTGCTGGAACAAATGCCGCAGGTGGCGCAGGTGGCACCGCAATGACCAATAACTATTTTGGCGCTGCTGGTATTTTTAACTCCATTGCGGGTCAGGCGGGGGTTGCTGGCGCGGCTCAAACGGCCTCAACAACAACATTTTTGTCCGGCGGCGCAGGTTCAAATGCCAATACAAGCAATGCTGGGTATGCTGTTGCAATCAATTATAATTATCCAACCATATCTGGCGGCGCGACATCTGGCGGCGCTGGGGGTAATGGTTTCTTTATTACGCAACCTACTATGCTTGGGGCAGGCGGGGCTGGCGGTGGCGGAAACGCTTCAGGTATAGGCGGTGCTGGGGGAAAAGGCGGCATTGGTTGCGGAGGCGGCGGTGGTGGTAGGGGTAGCACTACAGGGGGCGCAGGTGGTCCCGGCGGTGATGGCGCTGCATTTATTTGGTCTTGGTAAGGGAAAGTATCATGGATACGCAGACGATGATTAATCTACTTGGTGGCGCTGCATTATCCGTAGTAGGATGGCTTGCCCGCGAATTATGGGGCGCTGTTAAGGAACTTCGGAAAGATCTTCATATTTTAGAAGTTAACACAGTCCCCAGATCGGAATTTGTAGAAAACATTCGGCATATAGAAGATATTTGCCGTCAGATTTTTGATAAAATAGATGCGTTTCGGTCTGAAAGGTAAATGAGTCATGGTTACATATACGACAAATAAAGCACTTCAGGAACCGGATGCCAATTCATCCTCTTGGAACGTTCCGTTAAACTCCAATTTTGTGGCTATTGATGCCGCATTTGGGACTACAACTACGTCTACATTAAGTGGAACCACTTATAATCTTTCCACTTCGGAAATTGCAAACTTTCGCATTTATTTAAATGGAAGCCCCGGTGCGGGCGTAAACGTTGTTATCCCAATCACAAACTCAGCGGGCAGTAGTGTTGGTGGATATTGGGTTTTTGAAAATCAAATTACGACGACTCAAACCATTACAATATCCAATGCTTTTGGCGGCAATACGGTTGTTATCCCCAAAGGATATCGCATTGTACTATTTTCCGACCCAACATCCGGTGTTTGGATTGCAAATGATGGGGTCATTCGCGGTAATTATGCGGGAACATTCAGCACCCTATCTACGTCGGGAAACGTAAGTATTGGTACGGCCACTTCAGTTAGCCGATTGTTTATTCCCGCATCAGCCAGCAACACTTCTGATATTCGATATTCATCAGCTTCACTAACTGGCAATGCTACCTCTTATTTGGGAATAGGGGCTTCAAGTGCTACCAACATAATAACTGCGCTTGATAGCGGGAACGTCAATAATAATTTTTCTTTTAATACAAGTTCAAGTGCTTTTCCCGGAACGCCGCGACTAAAAATAGATAACGCCGGGAACGTTCTTGCTGTTAGTAAGGGGTCAAGTGCTGGCTTGGGTTATGGAACAGGCGCTGGGTCTACGGTAACTCAAACAACAAGTCTTACAACGTCTGTGACAATTAATGCCCCAACAGGTGTCATTAATACGTATAATGCATTTTGGAACAATTATACGGTTTCTAATCCCGCATCCTTTACGGTCAGCAATACATCCGTGAACACAAATGACACGGTTGTTTTATCTATTGGTTCGGGTCTTTCTAATACATATGCGTATTTTGTATCTGGGGTGTCTACTTCGACTTTTGTAGTTACAATTTACGCCCTAAAGGGAACTGTACAAGAATCTGTTATCATTAACTTTGGCCTTATTAAAGGGGCATCTTCATAACCAATTCATAGACTTTGCCAAAGGTTTATGGCATTAAATTAATGTGTCGCGCCGACATATTTCAATTGAAGACAGGGAAATACAAATGAACGACGTGCAAGTTGATCTAAAATTGTCTCTTCAACAAGTAAACGCAATCCTTTTGCTGGTTTCACGGGGAGCCTATGCGGAAGTTGCAGATTTAATTGCGGAAATCCGTAGGCAGGTAGAACCACAGTTTGAGGCGGCTCAGGCGGCGGCTCCTGTTGAAGTGGTTAACGCGCCAGCACAGTAATACTATGCCTATAGGGGGCGACCGTGGCTTTATCATACAGTGACTATGTAACACAGCTTGCTACGCTTGCAGTCGTCCCCGCCACTGATCCATACTTCTTGACTATTCTTCCAGATGCAATTTCTTATGCGGAATTGCGGATTCAAAGGGATTTGGACCTTTTAGCGACTGTTGTATCTGATACATCGTCGTATTCAACGACCGCGTCTCAGGGATATGTCAACATTCTCCCATCGCAGTTTATTTCCGTCCAAACGGTATCTGTGACGACCCCATCTTCTGCCGTGTTTCCATTGGTTAACGTTTCCAAAGAATACATTCAGAATGTGTTTAATGGCAACACTACGGGAACCCCAACGTATTTTGCAATGTACGGATCTGGTACGGACACTACCGGATTGAACAACATAACCATTCTTTTGGGGCCAATACCAGATGCAACCTACCCGCTTACAATAACGGGTACGGAAAGATTTGCGACATTAAGTGCGTCCAACACGCCTACGTATATAAGCACTTACTTCCCCGACCTATTCCTTATAGCGTCGATGATTTATGTCTCCGCCTATCAACGGAATTTCGGTAAGTTGAACGATGACCCACAGATGGCGGTTACGTATGAAAGCCAATACCAAGCGCTTCTGAAGGGTGCAACGGTTGAAGAATACAGGAAGAAGTTTGAAGGACCCGCTTGGTCTTCGCGCTCCCCATCGCCTATTGCCACCCCTCCACGGAGTTAACCTATGCCCCGTGCAGAACTTAAACTTGTCCCCGGCGTTGACTTAATAAAGACGCTGAATTTGAACGAATCCGCTATTTCGGATACGAACCAGATTCGGTTTCTCCCCGACCGGAACCAACTTGGACTGGCCCAAAAAATGGGCGGATGGCAGCCATATTATAACGCCGCCATATCGTCCACTGTCCGGTCAATGAAGGCGTACAATGATTTAAACAACTTAAATCATCTTGCTTTGGGTTGCGTTGGGCCAAGCCCCGGAACAAATGCGTATGGGTCATTGCAGATCCTTACAAACGGTACCTTAACGGATGTTACCCCGCAATTCCGGGCTAATTATGCTGCTAACGCTACATCTACATTAAGTACAATTAGTTACGTTATTCAAAACACTGGAACGACCAATTTTACGTCTATTGGTTCGTCGTCCAACGACCTTTATACCTACTTCACCGCGACGGGGGCGGGTACAGGTACGGGTACGGCTATTCCAGTAATTAAGATATCTACAACTGCGGGTAGCAATATTGTAACGATTGTAGATACGGAAATACCCGCAATTGTTGGCGACTTTATTGAATTTAAAGAACCAATATCACTTGGTGGTACAGTTTTCCAAGGGCCGTATGCTGTATCAAGCGCAAATGGCACGACGTATACAATACAAATTGCAACTACGGCCACAAAGCCTGAAACCAATTTTTTATTCACCAATGCTTCCGCCCTTTTTAATGGTAGTAGCAGCGCAGCGGTATTAACGGTTACAGCTATTACCAGTGGGACATTGAGCGCTGGTCAGTTGATTAGCAGTTCTAATACAACGGCTGGAACTCTTATCGTTTCGCAATTAACCAGCAGTGCAGCAGCGGTTGTTACAAAAACCTATTCCAGCGGTGGTGCTGTCGGGACAAATACCGTTACATTCGCAAACGTTACAAGCATTGCTGTTGGGCAATTGGTGTCCGGCACAGGCATTCCTAATGGCACGTTTGTTGGATCTATTTCCAGCAATACCATTACGTTGGTAACCGTTACGGGAACCGCAAGCAATTTCACGGTTCAAGCGGCTGGAACTTATAGTTTTTATACTGCGGGCGGCGTTGGAACATATTCTATTTCAATATCCCAAACGTCTTCCGGCGGTTATGCCGCTACTTTAGAACAATATCGCACCTACGTCATTCAAACTCCGGGAACGACAGTTTGGACATCTAACGGGGCGGCATCCAGTTTAACGGGAACCGTATTTTTGTCTACGATTGCCGTGGCGACTGCTGGGGCTTTTGTTGTTGGCAGCACATATGAAATTATAACAGCCGGAACTACGGATTTTACATTAATTGGAGCCGCTAATAGCACTCCGGGAACTATTTTTGTAGCTACAGGGGTTGGTACTGGAACAGGTACAGCAACGACGTATACTGGCACAGGAACCGCCAGATTATTGGGCGTGCCCGCATATTATATAGCTCCGGGTAGCCAAACGGTTACTGTTTACCTTGATAACCACACATATACCGTTGGCAGTGATTATTATATTGCGGACCCAGTAACGGTAAACAACGTTACTTTGGCGGGGTCTTTTACAGTTACGGCGGTAGGATCAAACCAAACAGCCCCTACATTTACAATCCAAGCACCTAACGTTGTTGCATCCGCGACAGCCGCTGGTTCATTTGTTATTGGTCAGCAATACAAAATTCAATCGGTTGGTACTACGGATTTTACCGCGATTGGCGCATCCGCCAATACGGTTGGTGTTATTTTCGCCGCTACTGGCGTTGGATCTGGTACGGGTACGGCTTATACCCCCAATCCAGTCCCTGCAAATTCCGGTATGCCCAATACCAACTTTTACATTTCTCCATTACCAACGTCTCAATCAGGGGGGTATGGTTCTGGCGGATATGGCGTTGGTGGATACGGAACGGGTACAGGCGCTATAACAAATGCTGGGTCTTTTATTGTTGGGACTCAATATCAAATTCTTACGGTTGGAACCACTGACTTTACATTGATTGGGGCGTCTTCTAACACAGTGGGCGTTATTTTTACCGCTACTGGCGTTGGTAGCGGGACGGGTACAGCAACCAGTTACAATGCGGGCTACCAGATCAACGCTACTGACTGGTCTTTGGATAACTTTGGGCAGATTCTTGTCGCATGCCCCGCTGGCGGCCCTGTTTATACGTATGCGTTTAACACAGCCTCCGCCAATGCTAACTTACCAAGCATCCAAGCACCGCTTCTTAATGATGGCGCGTTTGTCGCAATGCCACAACGCCAAATTGTTGCATGGGGTTCTTCATTTGGGTTAGAACAAGACCCGCTTCTTCTTCGCTGGTCAGATGTTCAAGATTCCACCACTTGGGTTGGAACCGCACTTAATCAAGCGGGTAGCTTCCGCATCCCAACGGGCAATAAAATTGTAACCTGTATCCAAGGTCCGCAACAGGCGTTTATCTGGACGGATATTGACTGCTGGGCGATGCAGTATGTTGGTGCGCCTCTTGTTTATGGATTTAACAAGATTGGATCAAATTGCGGTGCTATTTCGCGCAAATCGGTCGGCCAATATCTAAATAACATATATTGGATGAGCCAAAAGCAGTTTTTCGTAAACCGTGGTAATGGGCCGGAAGTTCTCCCATGCCCCGCTTGGGACTTTGTTTTCCAAACGCTCAATACGGGCGGCGGGGTTAACGTATCCCCTTCATCCCTTATTCCGGGCAAAACATATGTTATAACATCTCTTGGAACAACGGATTTTACGACCGTTGGTGCGACGACAAACGTAGTGGGATTAACATTTGTCGCTACCGCTACGGGAACGGGGTCTGGAACGGCTTATCTCCCACCATACACAAATAACATTCGTTGCGCGATAAATTCGCAATTTAACGAAATTATTTGGTATTTCCCATCAACCGCATACCCATCCTTTACGGCCTATGCGGGGTCGTTGGTTGTTGGGAAAACCTATACGATTGGATATGTCGGCAACACGGATTTTACCGCATTGGGCGCATCGTCCAATACAGTTGGGGTAACATTTGTTGCGACTGGCACGGGAAGCTATTCCTCTGGCGCTGGTTGGGCGACATTAACCTCATCCATCGGTGAGAATAATGCGTATATCAAATACAACGTGGCGGTAAACCAATGGAACTTTGGTTATAACCTTACGGGTACTGCCTTTGACGGCGCGACTCAGGTTAGCCAATTTGTAGGCCGCACAGCTTGGATCGACCAATCTGTATTGGGCAACCCACTTGGTACGGGATACGATAACTTCATTTATCAACATGAAGTTGGGTATAATGCGTATCAGGGGAATGCTTCCTTTCCGATGACCTCATCCTTCTCCACCGGGTTCTTCCAAATTGCGGAGGCGGATCAACTTGTTTTCGTTGACCAAATCTGGCCTGACTTTGTATGGGGAACATATTCCGGCGACCCAACCACATCACCAAATGGCGGCGATAATTACAATGCTACCATACAGATGTACATTTTGTTTACAAACGATGCGGATGAGCCGCAAAATTTTGATGGCGCAAACGGTATAAATACTCTGGGTCCGTTTACGTTCCAATACGGAATGACCCCATCTTATGTCTCTTGCCGCATCCGCGCCCGATTTATCCGCCTATTGTTCTTCTCAAACGATTCCAACACTTGGTGGCGTTTAGGCGGATTAAGATACCGTTATCAACCAGATGGGAGATACTGATGGCATCGCTTGACGACATATTAAGCGCACATAAAAATGCGGTACAGGCTATCAACAATTGGGGGCAGACAACCTCCAATCTGGCGGGGGTAATGAACAGCGGGGAAATTTCCTCCGCTACTCTTTTGACGCCAAGGTTGGGGTGGGTCGCCAACGTCTCCGTTATTGTAGCGGGTAGCGCTGGTACGATTTATGATGCGACCAGCACCGCAACGACAAGCGGAACCAGAATATATACAATTCCCGCTACTGTCGGGGTTTACAGCGTTATGTTGCCCGTACACAACTCCATACTTGTTGTGCCGGGATCTGGCATGGTTGTGGCGGTATCTTATAGTTAATCGGGGCTATTAAAAAGTGTAGTTTTGGTGTAATAAATCTGAGAACAAGTGGAGTTTAGCATGTCGGACGCATTTCAATACGGTGATGAACGCGATGCGTTTCAAAACTCTGATTTTGGCCCAGACCTTTCAGGATTATTCCCAACGGGTGCGATTGACTATACGCGCCGAATTGGAACAGATATTTACAACAGATTGCCGTCCCTTCCCTCAAATCCAGTCGCGGGTGGCCCAGAAGATAGGGCTATGCGCCGTTTGATGAGCCAATCCATCCGTTATGGCAATCGCGGCTCTTCGGATAACAACCCCCTTTCAAATATGGGTGATTACATCACAAATACCGCCAAATCGTTGTATAATGCGGTCCCTTCGTTTAATTACACCCCAAGTTCTGCGGATGATGTTGGCGCGACTGTTTACTCCCCAGATGCGGCTAAAACCCAAGCGATTACCCCACGGGACCGCTCCGAATATGCGTATAAACCGCATGAGAAGTCTTTTTATGAAAAGACCTTGGATCTTTTGCATTGGTCGCATCCAAACAACCCTGAGAACAAAGTTGAACCCGCTTCCAGTAACTCATTCGTCGGCGCTTTAACGGGAAAGCCAGCGCCAACCGCCCCAGTTACGCCATCGGCCCCCGCCACCACTTCAACAGCCCCAACCCCATTTATTAAGGCGCTGACGGGTAATACACCTCAAAATACGACAATCGCTATGGGCGGTGCCAATACGGATACGCAATATCCAAATGCTAAGGTGCCGTTACCACCACGTCGTCCTGCCAATTTAGGCCAACCCCGTCCACAGGCGCAACCTGAACAAACGGAGGATACGGGTCCGGGTTCTTTGGCGGAGGCACAAAAGCTATTTCCGGGCCGCCCATTGCAACAGGCTATCTATTACACTGAGCCTCCAAGTGGGAAGCACAGCACGGGCGGTCAAATGCGCCGTCTTGGCGTAGGTGCGGATACGTCTGGCTTAAATCCTGATTATATTGCACGTATTTGGGAGCCAAAGGATTTGTCCAGCGGGGAAAGGTTTATCCGTGGGGCTTATGAAACTCAGGCCCCGCAAACGCCAGTTCGCAAGACCTCTGGCCCTGAAGTGGGCGCAACCCAATATGCATCAGGCGGCCATGTTGATATGGCGGATAAGCTTGCGCGGGAAAAGTCAACTCCATGCCATACGGGAATTATCCAAATGGCGGTGGGCGGACGTACCGACCATCTCCCAATGCACGTCCTTGAAGGTTCATATGTCCTCCCAGCCGACATCGTCTCCGGTCTTGGTGAAGGCAACACCCTTGCGGGCGCTAAAATTCTGGATGAGATGTTCGGCCATCACCACAACCTTCCCCACAAAGCGGGCGGTGGTGGGTTAAGTTCAAAAAGTATATCCGCAAATCTAAAAAGCTTGCGGGATCTTCCAGCAGATATTGCATTGGGTGTTGACGGCAGGGACTTTGCTGGTAGCGATATTTTAAGCAAAATGTTCAGCGAAGGTCCGGGTGGGGCAGAAATGCCTAATTTCCGTGCATCGGTAAACTTCCCAAGCCTTATGTTCCCCGTTCCCGGAAACGCAAGTATTTCGGAAGCATCCCGTGCGACAGGCGGCGGCGTAATATCAAACACGCACCGCCCAGTTCCGATTGTCGCGGCGGGTGGTGAGTATGTAATTCACCCAGATGATGTAACGCGCTATGGTGGCGGTGATATGGACAAGGGCCACGATAAACTGGACAATTTTGTTAAATATGTCCGTTCTCACTTGGTTAAAACGTTGAAAAACCTTCCCGGACCAAAAAGAGATTAAGAATGACTGATTATAAGGTCAAAGTTGCTACTGCTGAAGATGTGGATCAAATCATTGATCTGCTTAAAATGATGCATGATGAGAATGGCGTTTTTCAATACGACGAAGAAAAAACGCATGATATCATCACAAATATGATTAATGCTGGTAAGGGTGTTGTTGGGGTTATTGGTGAGGGTCAAATTGAGGCAATGATTGGCCTTATTATTGACCAGCTATGGTACGGAAAAGACTTTCATCTTAATGAATTGTTCAATTTCGTCCACCCTGATTACCGCAGATCTACCCGCGTCAAATCACTAATTACGTTCGCTAAAAAATGTTCCGACGAAATGCAGATACCGCTTGTTATCGGTGTTGTCGCAAATCACAGGACGGAAGCCAAAGTTAAACTGTACGAAAGACATTTCCCTAAAGCGGGGTCATTCTTTTTGTATAACGAAGATTATGCAAGGGTAAATGGTCATGGGTAATTTATTTAGTGGCGGTCCATCGTCAACGACGTACCAAGCAAACCCCGCGATAACCAATGCGTTAACGCAGCTTCTTGGTGAGGGTGGCGGTCTTATCGGATCAACGGGCGCTCCATATTACGACCCATCGACCGCACAGCAATATGCGGGTTTTGTCCCCGGCCTTGTCGCACCCCAGACGCCGGAGCAAATCAACGCGATCAATAACATTACGAATTTGCAGGGTGGGACTCAGCCGTTTTACTCAGCGGCGGAACAGATGACTTCCCAAGCGGCTACCCCAATGCAGATGCGACAATTTTCTTTGGGTGGCGTTAATCAATATATGAGTCCATATATTAGTGACGTTGCTAACGCAGCGATGGGGAATATTAACCAAACAAATGCCCAACAGCAACAACAAGTGTTGGGCAATGCGATGCAAAAGGGTGCTTTTGGTGGCGACCGCGCTGGTATTGCTCAGGCGGAATTAGCGCGTCAGCAAGACTTGGCGAACAACGCGACGATTTCTAATCTTTATAACCAAGGTTACACTCAGGCCCTTGGTGAGTTTAATCAGCAGCAGGGTGTTGACCTTGCGACGCAATTACAAAACCGCAATCTTTTGTCTCAAAATGCACTTAACCTTGCTAACCTTGCGACGGGCGGACAGAATGCTGCATTGCAACAAGCGCAAGCGCAATACGGTGCGGGCGCGACGGAACAACAGCAGCTTCAAAATCAGTTATCCACCGCCTATCAGCAGTATATGAACCAATATCAAAACCCTTACGGCCAGCTTGGATGGTTGGGTTCATTGATTAGTGGTGCCGCTCCCGCGATGGGTGGGACAACAACGGGTCAGCCAGCATCCCCATCTATTGCAAATACAATAGGCGGAATTGGGACAATGTTCTCCGCATTGGGAAAAATTCCGGGGTTAGGATTTAAAGAGGGTGGCGCTGTTAAGGGTTACGCAACTGATGGGGCGGTGACCGCACCAAAAACAGATCCAGCGGTAACTGATGCGTTAAACGCTATCTATGAAAAGGATTTTGGCCGCGCTTATAATCCAACGACCGATTCCTATTGGGCGGATCAAATCGCTTCCGGTAAAGACTCCCTCTCAAATATGGCACAGTTGCAGAGCGATATCGCTGGCGGCGCACAGGGCTTTGATAGATTTGCATTGCAACATGCGATGGCAAATAAGCCAATGGTTGATGCGTATAATGCGTATGGCACACTTGCTAATTCTGGAAATGCATCACTGGGTGATTTGCGTAACTCCTACAATTCCTATTTGGCATCCATGCGCCCGACATCTGGCGTTGCACTCCCATCAAGAGCAATAAGCGGCGCGTCTCCTTTCGCGTCATTGCTTGCCAGCCTTGCGGGTGCGGGAGCGGGTTTAGGCGCGGGTACTTCAGGATCTGATTCTTCTGGATTAACGGATGCTACCGCAAGCGGATTAATAGGTCGCGGGCATGGGGAACCATCTACCGCCCGTAATGCTAACTATTCTTCCGATTTCCGTTCCAGCAATGGTCCTATTGCAAGTCCGGGCGGGTATGGTCCGTATTCAGCGGGTGGCGGTGGTGGGGCATCGTTCAACTTTGGCGGCCCATTGGGTGGCTTGTTGGCTGGAATTGGCGCTGCTTTAACGGGCGGTTCCACGGAAAGTAAAATTCCAAAAGAAGAAGGCTATACTGGCGTTACATCTTCAATGGGTCCAGACAAAGAAGAAAACCGCGGTGGTCGTATTCATAGTGCAAAGGGCGGCTTAATCCCTACCAGCTATGGGCTTATGACCAAAGATGATTTGGCGCAGTTAAACGCTGATGTATTTGGTTCAGGTGTGTCTAACGACACCCCATCTGAGCAAGCATTTGGCGCGGCTGACGTCCTAAGCGGCATGAATCGCGGTGGCGTCGTTGGTCATTATGCTCCCGGTGGAGCCGCAACGGATGACTCATCGGATGAAGCCCCAGTCGCGGATACATCCGTAATCCAAAACTCCGCTAAAAACGCGGGTATTCCGGTAGATCAGTTTGTCAAATTATCGCAAGGCGAAAGCGGCCACCGCTTTAAGTTGGGTGATGATAATTCATCCGCCGGGCCATTCCAATTGCATGTTGGCGGCGCTTCAAAACAATATCCAAACCCCGGAAAAGGCGATGATTTTTTTAATGAAATGCATCCCGATTTGGCGGAAAAATTAACACCTCAACAAAAGGCCGCATACATAAACGATCCATCCCATTTACAAGAAACATCGGATTGGACCGCAAATGAAATTGCGAAAAATGGCGCAAATGCTTGGACTGTAGCGCGTCAGCAAGGTCTCCTTGGTGCGCGTCAAGCTGATATGCCATATGTAAACGCAAAGAACGCAGCCGCCCAAGCTGGCGATCAGACTGGTCAGGGATCTCAAAATAAAAGCATTTTATCCGGCCTATTCCCCGGCCTTGCTGATCCAGAGCGCCTTGCATTGTTTAAGTTCGGTGCGACGTTAGCGGGAACACCGGGTCCGTTTGGTTATGGTCTTGCGAAGGCTGCTGATGCGTATGCGAATCAGTTGGTTGAGTCGCAGAAACTTGCGTCCGAAAGCAATCTACGCGCCGCTCAAGCGGAAGCACAAAAAGGCGAAGCTATTACTAAACGCGCGACACTTGGTCGTGCTGGTGCATTGGTTAGCACCATGAACCCTGACGGCTCTATTTCATTGCAACAAATTCCAATAGGCGGTATGGGCGGCGGACAGTCAAGCGCCGCTGCACCATCAATAGGTGGCGGTGAATTTAATATTCCCCCAGCAAGCCAATCTGGAACTACTGGCGGCCCATCCGGTGGCGGCGCTGGCCCATCCACTGGCGCTCCTTCGGCTCCAACCGCTCCTGTCGGCCCTGAAAAAGCTAAACCCTTACAGACGTTTGCATATGGGTCGATCCGCGAAGACGGTTTGAATGCTGACAAGAAAAATGCAGCTATTCAACAAGAAATTGACGCAATCAATAATGATGTGTCGTCTCAATACGGCCCGCGTTCACAACAATTGGCTACCCAAGCTGATGCGATACAAAATACCGCAACCAAAGAAGGTAGTGCCGCTTATAACGGTAGGCAAGATCTTCAAACTTTGACAAAGGCGGTTGCCTCTCAGGATTCAACTGGCTTGCTTGCTTCCGGTATTCAGAAAGCATTCCGCGACCGAATGGCTAACTACGCTCAAACGGTTGGTGCGATGACGGGCAACGATTTGGGCTGGTCTGATAAACTTAGCGCTCAAGAGCAGGCAAATAAGATCGCAACTTGGGCATCAGTTCAACAGGGCCGCCATGCTGGGTTTATCACACAGGGCTTGGAAAATGCGTTCCCAACAGGTGCATTACAGCCTGAAACACAACGTTCATTACTTGCAAGCATGATTACGCAGAATAAACGCGCTCAAGATTTGCAAAACTTCACGACTGATTACAATCAGAAAACTAACAATTTAGGTTGGAACGCTGAAAAGGTATTCCAAAAGACAAACCCGCCAAGCGAATATGCGCGGGATGCTCAAGCAATTGAAGCGCTCATGGCATTGTCGGATAAGACTCCTGCGGGACAAGGTAACTTGCATCCCAACCCAATTACGGATTTGATGAACCGTAAATACGGGCCAAAGTCGGCTGAGTATTTCGATCAGTACGTTCATAATCTGTATGTTAAAACGGGCGACCCACGTTTTGCGGTTCACAATCTTTCCCGTTATTTTGAATAGTAGGAGCGGTAAATGGACGACCAAAACCCGTTTATCTCTCAATACGGATCAATGGATTCGCAAGTAACACCCGCGCCCTCAAAAGCTGGTTCTTCCTCTGAAGGGGGGAATCCGTTTGAAGAGGCGTATGGTGCTATTAATGAAAAGCAGCAAAAAGACCAACGGTATGCGGAAAGGGTTCAAGCCTATCTTCCGCAACAACAAGAATATTATAAGGAAGCTGGTCCGGGATACGACCCTTCAGGGGGTAGCATACCTCTTCTTGGGCCATTAGTGATGAGCGGTGCGCGTCATATTGAGGCTGCTTTAGGTGCGGGTGGCACTGACCCCACTGGGAAAAAGGCGGCTGACTATTCTGAGCGCCTTCAAAATCTTGCCGCAAGAGATGAGGCGGCAAAGATTGCAAGAAAAGAAGCGTATCCTGTAAGATCCGTAATTCAAGATTTTTTACCTTCCTTGGCGCTTGGTGCTGTTGCTCCTGAAGCAATCGGTTTAGAAGCCGCCGCTGGCGCTGCTGGGGAAGCCGCTTTGCCCGCAATTGCCGCTGAAACAGTTGCCCCCGCCGCTGGTGAGGCTGCTGCGGCTGCCGCTGTTAAGGAACCAATTATACCTGAAACGTCTTGGTTAAAGACAACAACCCCCGGTCGTGCGGTTATGGATGTAGGCCGCCTTGGATTGGAGGGCGCTGGTTATGGAGCGGCTTCCGCTGCGGGTGAAAAGTATTTTGGAACCTCCCCTGATGCGGAGGATACAAGTATCACTCAGGGAGCGTTACTTGGCGCTGGCTTGGGTGCGGGGTTAGGCACTGCGGCGAAAGCTTTGACCGCTGGCGCGGGCTTTGCGGCGGAAAGACTTCCCGATTGGATGACGAATATGTTCTCCAAAGATAAGGATGTGTTAAACAACCTTGCCGAAAAATACGAACTTGACCGTCAAAATGGATTTGTCCGCAATGCGGGGACAAAGGATGAGTCGAAGGGCATGTCGTTTGAAGACTTTCATCAAGCGCGGGCCAACGGGCAAACGCCAATTGTCGCTGATGTGGGCGGGGACAATCTGCAAGGCTACATCGCTGATGTTTTGGCGAATGGCGACCCAGACCAAGTCAATGCGTTAAAGGGATTTTTACAACGCCGTAGCAATACCAGTGGCATTAACTTTTCCAACTTTTTGGAAAAAATGTATGGTGTTACGGATGATATGAACCTTTCCGCTCTTCGTCAGGCGGCGGAAGATGAGCGCGTTCGGATTAACAAAGAAAATTACGGGGTATTCCGCAACGACCCAAATTATGGGCGCGGAACTTGGTCGCCTGAGTGGAACCAGTATTTGAACAATGGTCTCTTCAGGGAGGGCATTGATGCGGTTGACGCTGAAAGGCGGTTGATAGATCCTAATTACCGCTCTCCATTCCGCACAATGTTCATGGACCCATCAGGTAAAAAGATGGTGAATGATGTCCCATTGGAAAATATGGGGCTTACGGATGAACAGCAACTTGCGTTAATGAAACGTAATGTTTTCTCAGCAAGCGACCTTAGCAAAATGTCGCCTGAAGAAGTGTCTAATATTTTCTTTCAGCCTCCAGCGGATGCGTCAAATCCAATACAAATGCGGGCGGCTAAAGATAACGCGAATCAGGCTGCATCTGAAATTTTAAATGCACAGAAAAAATTCAGCCCAAGAACCATTGTTGATTCCAATCAAATCAACACGAAGTATTTGGATGATTTGCAACGGAAACTGAATGAAATAGGTGAAGCACGTTATCAAAACGGGCAAATTGATGTCGCCAATGCTCAAAAAGGGATTGGGAATAAGATTGTTGGTGATTTAACCGATCCTAAAAGCCGTTACTTTAATCCCGCTTTTGCGAAAGCCCGTGAAGGGTATTTGTACCGCAGAAACGGGGAAAATGCGTTTAAATACGGTGAAAGCTTCCTCACCAATATTAATAACACCAAAAAAATCCACGACGTCGTTGAATTTACTAAAACGATGACGCCGGAGGAAAAGGTTTCGTTCCAAAGAGCGGTGCTTTTGGACATGCTTAATCGCGTTAAGTCTGGCGATAGGTTGAACGCTGACAAAGCGATGAAATTCTTTAAAAACGCGCAATATCGCAAGGGCATGGAAAATATTTTTGGTAAGGAAGATGTCGCGAATATGGAACATTTCATCAATATGGAAAAGTTGATGAATGATGTTAAGAACCACCTTGGAATGGTGGACCCTAATGCTGAACGTGGCCCCGCCTCTAAAATGGCGGACTGGGTTATTGCGGCACATAGCCTTGATATGCTCCTTATGAAAAAGGGCATTGAGAAAGGCGAATCATTCTTGCAAAGCCGTTACGGTCGTAAACTATATTCGCAGATTAAGTCGGACAACATCAACGACTTACAAGCGGCTCATAAGTCTTTGACTGATCCCAACAATACCAAAAAGGATAGCGCGTTTATCGCGAAGAATATTCTTATGGGGTTAGCAAGGGCTGGAACCCGCGTCGGCGCTACAGCTATGGGTCGCAAAGAAGGCGGTCGCGTAGGTTACGATGAGGGCGGTGACGTTCGTTCGGGCGATAGCGTTGGTGGATATAAAGGTGATACGGGCGGGTCCAGTGGTGATTCGGGCGGGAACGATAACGTCCGCGCCGATACCGTTTCGCAATCACAACAAGCATCCAGCGATGCACAGGCGGCGGCTAATGACAGGGCTAACAGTCAAGATGTAAGTAAGTTTGCATTTGGTAAGGGCTTTGATACATCCGGCGGTGATTCGGGTGGGCCATCTATGGGTTCACTCCCATCTGGGGCGGCAACCGCCAATGTTCCAACCCCGCACTTGGATTACGTCAATAAGATCGTCGACTCCATGCAGGGGCCGGAAAGTTCGTACGGACAAAATACGTACAATATGGGTTCGGGTGCATTTGGTCCTTGGGGCTTAATGCCTAAAACCGCTGTGGATCAATTAACTCAGTTGCACCCTGAGTACTTAAATGAAGCGACAGGGACGGTTAACCCCGGAGACGTTGCAAGTGGCGGATTGAATACCAGCCAAGATCCTTCTGGCGTCTCTAACTCCACCCTCCTTCGCAATATTGTGACGAATCAGGATTTGCAACGGGAATTGGTTACCAATTTAACGAACCAGAACATGCAGACGCTTGCGTCCAACGGATTTGCGACAACCCCCGGTAACATTTACGCCGCTCATATGCTGGGTGTAAACGACGCGATGAAACTATTGCGCTCTGATCCATCCGCCGGGATTGAAAGCACGGGGGTTAACCCGAAAGCGATCAAGAGCAATAAATTGGATGGTATGACGGTATACGATTTCCTTAATCATACACAAAATCTAATGGCACAGGCCCCTACGGCTCCCATAGCCCCAACCGCTGGACGTACTTTCCAGAACAAGGGCGGTCGTGTTCAACGGTCCACTGGCGGTCGTATTCCTGAAATGGATAAGATCTTTAAGAGTGCGAAACGGGAATTGGACGGCCAAACTCAAAAAATGCTTCACATGCATGATGATGCAATCGTCAATGCTTTAAGAATTGCCCAACGTAGGGTATAATATCGTTGATTTTTCTGGAAAGGGTTTAAGATGGGCGGATATATGAATGGTGGCGGTTATGGTTATCCCCCTCCCAATTCTGGGTATGGATATATGCCTGACCTCCAAGGTAATACGGCAGTCCCGCAAAGCAACGCGGCGCAAAATATACAAGCGAATCAGAACGCACAAACGGTCGTCCCAAATGGCGCGAATACTCAATATACGGGAGGGTTAAATTATGGCCCTAACCCGTACATGTATAGCGGCCAAGGTGGTTATGGTGGCTACGGCGTCATGCAGGGGTATAATGGGTATAATATGCCGCAAGGTGGTCCGCAGGGGCGGGATTTCTTTAAACAATTGTTAAGTACCCTCCAAGGGCTAAATACCAACACCACAAATCAACCCGCTACCCCAACTCCACCGACTACTCCGACAGATCCTAATGCTGCGTTGATAACCAGTGCATATCAAAAGGATTTTGGCCGCGCTCCTGATGCGGCTGGTCTTGCTTATTATCAGCAGCAATTGGCTCAACATCCAGAATATGCCAACAATTTAAACGCAATTATTGGTGGTGGTGCGGCGGCTGGTAGTGCTGATTATAATGCTTATAACGCTAATAATTTACCGACAGAAATGGGTGGTAACAAAGGAAGCTTTGGACCCGCAACATCTTCGGATGCATTGCCAGCAGTAAACCCCGTTACGGTTGGTGGGACAACGTACAATCCAACGATACCGTCGGGCGTTGGTGCTGGGTATATAAATAACTTGAACGCCGCCAATGCTAATCCTCAAATAGCCTCCGCTTTGGCTGGAGCGGTCAATGCGGGTATTCCCGGATTTAACGTTGTTAAGACTGGCGGTCGTATTAAATACAAGTATTGATTTGATTGGGGATTTACTGAATGGACCCGTTTACCCTTATAGCGGGCGCTACCGCAATCTATAACTCCATTAAGTCCGCCGTTGATTCGGGTCGGGACATGATGGAGACTGCGGAGAAGGTAAGCAATCTATTTAGCAAAGTTGGTCAAATTGTTACGGTAACCTCTACGCCGCATAAGAAAAAACTATTCCAAAGCCAAGCGGATTATGAGGCGGAGGCGGTAAAACGCTACGCTGTTAAAGCTAAAGCACAGGATATGCAGCTTCAGGTAAAGAACATGTTCGTGGGCCAATATGGTCCCGCAGCATGGGAAGGCATCCAACGTCAAGTCATTGAAATGCGGAAAGAGGCGGCCCGTCAAGCTGCTGCCGCGTTAAAAGAACAGGAAGAAAACCGTAAGGATTTAATTATGGTTAGCAGTATCGTTGGATTTTTGGTATTAGGTATAGGCGCAATCGGCATCTTTTTAATGTTAACGGTGAAATAACATGCTTCAAGCTCTTAAACATATGTTCACTGGGGTGGACAACATGACTTGGGACATTGGCCGCATCTTATGGGCTAAAATGTCCTTTGTTTACTGCGCGGTTACCGCATATCAGGCGGTGATTCATGGGAACTTTGACCCTCAAAACTGGGCTATCGGCGCTTCCGCTATCCTTGCTGGCGGCGGTGGTGGGTTAGCACTAAAGTCTAAGACGGAGCCATCGTAATGTTCTTCCTACTCCTTAATCCTTGGGTGCGTAATGCCGCAATCGCCGTTGGGATAAGTGCCGCACTTATTCTGGGCTATGCATACTGGGCGGGCCATGAAAAGGCTATAGGGGCCGCCAATGAGCGGGCGCAGGAAGAGGTCATAGCGATTCAGCATGAGCAGAAGGTCGATGCGGAGGCGGTTAAAATAGACCAGTCTGTCTCTCAGGATAATACCCCTCAGGATACCCTTCAGAAACAATGGAGCCAACCATGAAGCGGATTTTTATATTGGTATCGATATTACCTATGGCGGCCTGTATGCCTAAGCCAGAGACTAAGATTGTAGATACATCCTGCAATTGGGTGAAGCCTATTTATGTCAGAAAAACTGATACTTTATCTAACAAAACGGCATCGGAAATCTTGTCCCATGACGAAAAATGGAAGCAGTTCTGCGGGAATAAATAATGAAAGATAATTTTGAGCAGTGTTTAGCCCTTGTTCTTAAGGAAGAAGGGGGCTATGTGAATGATGCACGTGATCCGGGGGGCCGGACAAACCACGGCGTTACTCAAAAAGTCTGGGAAGATTGGGTCGGTCATCCGGTGACGGAGATGGACATGATGAACTTGACGATTCAGGATGTCGCCCCCCTGTACAAAAAGAACTACTGGGATAAGATAAATGGCGACTCACTTCCTCTTGGCATTGACTATGCCACTTTTGATATGGCTGTTAATAGCGGGGTAAGCCGTGCGGCAAAAACCCTCCAGCAGATATGCGGTGTGGGTCAAGACGGACAAGTCGGGCCAGAAACAATTGCTGCTGCTGAAGAGGCAAACGGTCGTGAAACTGCAACGCGAATCTGCGAAGCCCGGTTAGCTTTCCTACAAGGACTTCCTACGTGGCCCACTTTTGGAAAAGGTTGGGGCGGTCGCGTATCAAGGGTTGAAAATATAGCGTTTCGTATGGTAGAATAAGAGGTACCGTGGTTTTTCCTTCCCACGGTATCCTCCCTGACTTGGGGCCGATCAGTTTCGGGGCTGGTCGGCCTCCTTTTCATTACAGATTGTTATAATGTATTTACAACTTTGAACTACGGGGAGATTGCTCCCGTTGCTTTTGTAAATCCTCTCACTGTCAATCCATTGTAACTCTTTTAGCCCTTTTAAAGCGCGAATCACCACCGCCCGATTCGTGAAAGTAGCCTCCGCAATTTCATCCAATGTAGCTACAAAATGCTTTGGGCCGTAATGATCCAAAATACGAAGCATCATTATCTGCTCCCTCATTCGGGCATTGCTGGTCCAAATCACCGTTTGGATCATCTCCATTATTGTGGGCGGGGTGCGACTAACACTGGCGTTCATCATCATCCCCATCAAGAGACATGTGAATTTCCCTTCGTTTGAATGTCAGATTGGTCTGCGCCCTAACATCCGGGTTTGCATACGTCCAAATTTCACCCGTGTTATCTTGTACGCACACCCATAGAAGGTGATGCTCTTCGCCGTAATCAATCACAAAATGCGCTAAAGCTGGACCTTTTGGGGTTAGCATTGGTAAAGTTGGTCTGAGTTGCAAAATCAATGTGTTTGCTCCTTACCGCTTTCCAGAAGGTGCTTTAGATAATCTTGAACAATACCTTTAACTTTTCGGAGGGTTGTTTCTAATGTGTTATCTTCAAGAACTTCGCGGTTCATCATGCAAGTAATGAGCATGAGGGATATGGAATGGATGATGATCGCATCCGACATTTTATCGGTCACCTTCCCATCCTTCACCATCTCCATGACCGATTCGTTAATCGCGAAGGATAGCTTATCCGCCAATGGAAAGGCATGATCGTAGATGTTTTCTAACGGATTTTCTTTCGCGTTAGGGTCAAAATCGTCTGGTAATATGAGTGCCATTAGTTAATTCCGTCCATGTTAATTGGGAAATGTTTATGGTTTTTTATAAAATCTTGTGCTTCTTCTAACGTTTCAAATGTTGCGATAGATTCATACGTTAAGAAAAAGTCTTCCCACCGTTTTACTCTAAAACCAATTTCTTTCTTTTCTGGCCTACCATTTCGGTCATATGTAGTTACTTGAATGGCATCAATTATCCATTTTGGGTTCCTCCAAGACAACCTCACTAATGGCCTCATTAAAGCGTAAAAAAATTCCATTACTCATCTCTCCTAACTACGGTTCCGTCTAATTTTCGCTTGAATGCAGATTTTTTACCAAAAGGTAAGGGCGTCCTTGATACATGACCTCCAAGGTGACGCGCTTCGCGCCTCTTAGCCTTTGCAATTTGACCCACGTCATCAGACGTTTTTGTTCGATGACATTTAATATGGGCCAGTTCCCAGTTAGCCTCAGCATCTTCCCCGCCCATCGCAAGAGGAATTCTATGCTCCAACTCCCAAGCTTCTCCAACATTAATTTTACCCCCACATATGTGACACAGGCCGCCCCGTGATTGGAACAGGGCTACCCGTTTCTTCGTTGATATTGACGCTCTTTTTACCATGGCATGTCGTCATTGAGCGAATCTTTAACTGATGGTTTTGCCTGTTGTGGCTTAGGGAATGATCCCTTTGACTCAGGCGGCTTAACTTCATCACCCATCCGTCCACCAAGGAAATTATTGCCGTTCTTGGAGGTCTTATTCCAAAACGCCAATTCATAATCTTTCCCTTCAATATGAATGGACCCCCGCCAATCTGGCTGGCTATCCTTGGTCTTACGATCATTCGCGAACAACGTTGCGTCGCCATGCTTCTTTTCATACGCCATTTTACTTACTCCATAAGTCAACAATGTTAAAACCAATCATCTTCTCCACCTCATGGAGGAGTTCATACTGGTTGATTTCTGGTATTACTTCTTCCGTTATTACGTCCAAAGAACTCTCAAAAAACTTTCGGAACTCTTCTTGATCCATTGCGTTAAAACTAATGGATCTTGCAACCCACCAGACCTTATCGTCATGGAACCGAACTTCCTCCACATACCCAAGGCGGATCTTCAACCAAAGTAGTAGCTGTTCCGGCTTACGGTACGTTTCGTGGTTCTCACAAATCTTCTGAATCAACGCCCAGAAGAACCTATGTTGTTTTGAACTACGGGGCCGTGTGATCGTCACGGATAAGTCTTTCCCCGTAGGGAACTCAGCCAAAGCCTCTTCGTCCACTAAGGAGCAAGGTTCCAGCTTGTTCCCATTGCGGCGGACATAAATGACTTCAGCCATTGCCTTTCAATTCGTCCCTGCGTAACTTATAATAGTCTTGCAATTCTTTGCGGTGACCGGGGAGAAGCATCGCAATTTTGTCTTTGTTCTCCGTCGCCCACTCCGTTAATTGCTGTTGGTTTTCGCAGAAATCCAATACACCCTTAATGACTTCCATTAGTTTGGTGCTATCGTCTGGCGTAAGACCCGGCTCCATTTGCTTTGGCGCAGCCTTAGCCTTTACAGCGGTCGTATCAGCCGCCTGAGCAGCATTGCCGTCATCATCATCCTCACCCGCGACACCCACCAAACCAAATAGCGAATAGCGGCGGGCATAGGTCATCGCTGACCCCATCTCCTGCGGGCGACCAAGGCCACCTACCGGATAGTCCGATTCAAGCCACTGTCCAGATTTATGAACGATACGGGTGTTAAGGATAATGATTCCATCCATTACGGACGTACCTTGAACGAATGCCAACCCGTGCTTTGCGTAGCATTCACGGATCGCATCCAGACCGTCAGAGAGGTCCACGTAGCGGGATTTAAAGTGTGGGTTGATCTTGTTCTTAGGCGGGTTCTTTAACGCCCCCTGTGCGGCTGCTAAGGCCGTGGAGAGGTGTTCAATGCTTTCACTTGTCTTCATAATCTTTCCTTTCAGTGTGCTTTTTTTCTGTCTGGGTTACCAGTTACTTCGTATAGTATTGCGCGGGCGTGTCCGTCCGCGATCTCAATTTCCCTTGGGGCGGAGGGGTTCTGCAATTGCTTCGCAAGTTCAGGTAGGAGTTCCGCCAACCTATCCCTTATGAATTGCCCCTCATCCGCCGCGACTAAAGGATGAACTTCAATTTGGAAACCATCTGTCATCATGTGGATTTCCAATATTAAGACGCTTTCTTCGCGCATATTAATCGCCTTCCTTAAATACGGGCGTTGGCGGATCGCCAAAACATTTTTTTTCCCATTCAACTCTTCTTTTTAACCAATCCGCTTCTTCCTGCATAAAGACTGAATAAGATTTTTTTGCAGAAAGCCAGAAGTGACGGGGTACGTTTGGGCAAATTCTTTCCAATTCACGTATAGTTTTGGCAAGGCGTATACCATGCTCAATGAGATGTTCGGACCATCCCATTCCCCGCTCAATTTCATCTGCGGCGGCATGATAAATTGCATCTGATTTTACGCCACCCACTTCCCAATCACCAAGTTCGCGCAATCGGTTTACAATATCCATTTCAATCCCCCTTCAATCTTAACGCACCCCGCTTATCGCGCTTGATGCTGACACCGTATCCATACGCTTCCGCCATATCTTCCTCCATCAGACCCTTCAGGCCAGAGGCGGCTTCATCGTACATTTTCTTACCCGCTGAGTTTAACTGCAACTGATTCGCGAAGTTAGCCCACGCATTGTTGCCCGTCATATCAACGCGGCGCACCGCATCTACCGGAGGCCGTACGGTAATTGTAACTGGCGGGGTGCCATTTTTGACACAATCCCAAAAGCGTTTTTCCGCGTCAATCAAGATATCCGCGTATATCGCATCAAGGTTTATGTCGTACTTCTCCCACTTATGGTTGCCGTAAAAGACGGATAGGACAGCCTTCTCCACGCCGCACACCAGCATGTTATGCGTTAGCTGGGGATAGTAGCGGTCCATAATTTCGTCGTCCTTAGAGAACGCAGAAACGTGTTTAGCTTCAAAAACGGTGAGGCCGTCGTCTGTGAGTCCATCAAGGGTGCATCCCATGAAAGAGTGAGATAAACTAATCTTTTGGGTACCGTTATCCGTAACATGACGACCCGTCTGCTTTGTAAACCACTGTATGTTAAAAGGTTCTGTAAAAACTCCCATCTGTACTGGAAGTGCGTCGGACAGATCATGGTCTTCTGCTTTCCCTCTTTTTATTTTCCATAATTCAAAAATACGTTCTTCATCACCTCCCATGATTGTGTTTGCATCTGACCCGCCCAATAGTTTTGAGCGGAACTCTTTCTGTTCCTTCGTAAGTGCCATTTTTATCTTTCCCGTTGATAGTGAGAGGAATTTCCCACTGATTCGCTATTATGTCAACTACTAATTATAGTTCTATAAATTCACCTAAATTAAAGGTGCAGAAGTATGCTTTCTCAGTATCACCGCGTTCGCTGTCAGTAACATCTCTGGATGTCCATTGATCCATCGTATCTGTTTTAACAACAAATGCATGTGTCCTATCTTTATTAACGATGAAGTACGCAAATGCATTTACGCGATGCGTTTTGTGTACCTCATTGATAAGGACTGACTTGAAGGGGTAATCTGACACAGATGTAAAGCTATGCTTCGTTCCCTTTACCTCAATGATAAAATCATTACCACTGGCGGTATGACAAATAATGTCACCCTTATCGACATACTCAGCGGACTTCGTCACATTAGGTGCTAATTCCATTGATGGAATGGTTACCCCAAGGCCCTTTTCCCGCCAGATATATTCCGCGACTTTGAAAACAGCCGCCCGTGAATTTTGGAAGCGCTTTGTAAAAACCGCCCATTCCCGTTCGCTTTGTCTCATGCGTAAGCCTTTCTATTTGGAATTGTGTAAATACGGAAATGATACGGACACCATGATTTGCTTGGGACTACGGGATGCCCGCAGTACAGCGTATCCATGTGCTTTATTGGCCCCACAATAGCCCTACATTCAAAATACCGCAGGTTGTCCAATGTTTTATTGAGCGGGACGAAGTTTTCATCTTTGTGCGTCTCAAAGGTCTTTATCGGCGGTAAGCGAACTGGCTTAGGGTTCTTTATATTAAAGGAAGCACCCTTCCTTTTCTCCCTCTCTTTTCTGGGTAGTGCATGCGGCAACTGCTCCTTGGGGAGTGTCCTTTGCAGGAGTGGTATCCCCTTCCGATGACATATACCGATAACGGAGTTTTTATTCCGCCCCACTAATTCAAGCGCGATGTTCTTCGCGGAGTATCCTTTGGAGGCTAAGTCCGATACGAACTTAATCTCCTCCCATGTCCAAGGTTTTACTTGTTGTACCATTTTCAATTTCCCCGTTATTGATGCTTGACAGATAAACATACAGTTGATAAGTTGTCAACATAGTTTGGAGAAACAAATGGTTCATATGATTGCACAACGGGTAATTAAGAAGCTGGGCGGCCCCCGCGTCGTTGCGGATATGTTAGCGATGTCTACACAAGCGGTATACAAATGGACGTGGCCTACGGAGAAAGGTGGGACGGGTGGTTTCATCCCAGCCCGCCGCCAGATCGAATTAATGGTTGCGTCAAAGCAACGTGGGATTATCTTAACCAAAGACGATTTTTTCCCGAAGGATGCCGATGATGCCGCCGAAATACAAAGTGAGCCCCAAGGCCGACCGCACGTTTGATGGGATTACGTTTGACTCAAAGGGTGAGGCCAAGCGTTATCTTGAACTGAAACTGGCGGAAAAGGGTGGTTTGATTCAGGATCTGCAATTGCAGTATGGATTTGATGTGTACATTAATGATCAGAAATATTGTACATACACTTGCGATTTTTCGTACATTGATACGAAAAGTGGGAAAGTGATTTACGAAGAGGTAAAATCAACGGGGTCGGTCAAAGATGCGGCATATCGTCTCAGGAAGAAAGCCGCCGAATTGTACCACGGGGTCAAGATTACGGAATACCTTATTGGATGGAATCCGAAGTTGACCCGAAAGAAGAAACGGGTTAAAAAGATAAGCAGCCCCGACGACTAATCGGGACTGCTCTAATGGGTGACGGCCCTGCAAGGCCTAATCCTCAAACTTGGTCGTCGCGGAAGTTCAGGACTGTTCCCCATATAGTCCAAAAACGACCGCCTTACAATAGGTAGTAGGTCGTTATGTCTTTCCAATCTATGGCTTGGGCCACATCTCAGAAATTAGAACGTGCAACTGATAAGTACTTGCTTATCATGCTTGCAAATTACGCCAATTCCGATGGCGAATGCTACCCATCTATTGAACGAATCAGTGAAGACACCGCCATGGATCGTAAGACCGTGATGAAGTGTTTTGCGAATTTGATTGAATTGGGATTGATCGTTGACACGGGAAAACGTGTTGGGGCGCGGAAAAATACTAAAGTAGTTCGCTTAAATGCTAACCACTCAACAAGTACCGTTTTTCCCACTGACACATCCCAAAATTGGTACAGTAACCTATCAGGGAACCAAGATACAACTCCTACGGAGTTGGAAGATCCACTACTTAGCATTTTTGACACTCCCGAAGAGCCGCCAGTAAATAACACCAAGGCATTCTGGGATCAGGCGGTGGGAATGCTAATATCGTTAGGGGTCGCAAAGGCTACCGTAAACTCATTCGTTGGCCGCTGTCTCAAAATGACGGGGCAAGATGAAGAAAGGGTAATGGATGCAATTCAGGCGGCTGTAGATGCGGAGCCGCACGATGCCATCCCGTACATCGTCGCCATCTTAGGAGGCGGCAAAAAGAAATCTAAAACTGCGAAGGAAAAGGAAATTGAGGATGCATTCGCAAGACTTGAAGAAGCAAGCGAAAGGAGAAAAGCGAAGTGGAGGGAGCAATACGGCACAGAATACGGAATTATCCCTGACGCCGGAACAGGCGGTCAGAAAAATAATGAGGTGCTACAACCTCAACCACATCCCGAATCCATCCCTGATGATGGAGAACGCGGCGGAAGCGTTAGGAAAGTTCCCGCCAGAAGTCCTGCAACGGTTGTCAGACCCAGCAGAGGGTATTTTAGCGAAGGCGAAATTTCCCCCGACGATTTCTGAATTGGTGTCGGAGGCGGAAAGCTACATGAAACGTATAAGCAAGAACTTTGTTTAACAGGAGAGTAAAATGGATATGATGAAGCAGAAGACCGAAAGTGGAATTGTTGAAGAGGTACTATCCTCCCGCGAAAAAAATTATGGGCCATTTCGGGATGTAGCGAAAACAACGCAAAATTTTAAGAAAATTTTATACGAATCCAAAAATTGGAGGCACCTATCTGATTCTCATAAGGAGGGGTTAGAGATGATCGTAAATAAAATTTCGCGGATGTTAAATGGTAACCATAAATATCTTGACAACATTATTGACATCATGGGATACTCCGCATTATTAAAGCTGGATATTGAGGAAAGGGAACTTGACAGGGTAAAGCAGGATATCGTTTCCCAAATGCCCGCCGCCAACGTTCCACAATTTATTAAGAGTTGAAATGAGAAAAAAGAGAAAACAAAAGTGGGAAAATCCTACAGGTACAAGGACATATAACGCTTGGAAATCAATGAGAAATCGTTGCGATCCAAATTCAAAACATGTTTCAAAAGATCGGTATGTTGGTTTGGGCTATTGCCCTGAATGGGAAAGCTACGACAAGTTTTTCCAAGATATGGGACCACGCCCAGAGAGAACGTCATTAGACAGGATTGATAACACTAAAGGATATTATCCTGAAAATTGTCGTTGGGCTTCCATGAAAGAACAAATGCGTAATAGGTCGGATAACAGATTAATCACGCACAATGGGGAAACCCTACCATTATGTGATTGGGCTGAAAAATTAGGAATACGGGCGGACACACTTTGGAGGCGTTTAATTCGTATGCCGCCCGAAGAAGCTTTAGTTTCAGGAGATTTAAGGGATTACATAAAATGGGAACATGGGACAAGGGTATGTTATGAGCGGCATAAATGCAGATGTACTGCTTGTAAAAATTATAACGCAGAAAGAGCCAGAGAATATCGCAGGAGGCAAAAATGATTGATCTTTCAAAAGTTAACAATGAAGATTTAATTAATGACACTTTAGTCAAACTATCAGCAGATGAACGTCAGGCTGCAATTGATGCAGGAATTACAATTGAGGAGTATGCGAAGGAAAAAGCCCTTCATATTATTGGTTTGCGGAAATCCAAATTTGAATGGAAAACAATGGATACGGCTCCCAAAGACCGCATGATATTATTGGGCGGCAGGGATGAAGAGGGCAATGGCTGGGTAGAGACTGGCTATTGGGAGCCTTACGATATGTGGCCGGAGGATTCTGGGGCGGAAGGTGCGAAGCCTGATGCAGAATGGTCATGGGGCGTTTGGTTTGCTCCTAAATGGTGGATGGAATTACCGGAGTTACCGAAATGACTGACACCCCACATTATGTGACGCCTGAAGAGGCTGAAAAAATGGGATGCTGCATGAGTATGAATAGGCCAGAATTTGCTGCTTCATGTATTGGCAAAACGTGCATGGCTTGGCGGTGGGTTAATTTAATTAAAGAAGTAAAAGATACAGACGATTGCGTGATACGCGAAGGACTATTTAGTACAACCCACGGCTATTGCGGGATGGTGCGTCATGACTGATTGGCAACCAATAGAAACCTGCCCAAAAGATGAATGGGTATTAGTTTGTGAACCCGGCTGTCATCTTATGGTTGCCAAATGGATTTACGCAGACCAATGGCAATATGCCCAAATTGATGATCCTAAATTTTATTTAAGTTGCCGCCCTACCCATTGGATGATGTTGCCCATATGTCCTGCTGATTGGGAGGGCGGTCATGACTGACATGGAACGAATAGCCGATTTACTTTTACCCCGTGTTCGGGGGTTGGAAATTGAAATACTGAAGCCTGTATACCCTGATGTATATACCAATTTGGATTTGATTGAAGATAATCTGGTTGTAATCGTTCAGACATCTGAAGACCCATTATTGATACAGGGTTATACGATTTTGTTTAAATCAGAAGTGGAAGACGGCACTTGGAAAGATGTGGTTGTGCAAAGGATAAAGGATAAATTTAAACTTCTGGCGGCGTGGAAGAACGGGGAAACGGTGCAATGAGAAAGTGGATAGTCCGCCATGAACGGGACGGCGACAACATATCTGCGCTGTGGGAAAACGAAGACGGCGACAGGTGGTATGTGCAGGTTGTTATTAACGGGGAGGTGCAGTGGTAATGGATATTGTTGAACGGTTGCGGCGCATAAATGCTTTTCTTCATGTCACAGAAGACGAGCCAGAATATGATTACAAACTTTCGTATGAAGCCGCCAATGAAATTGAACGGCTGCGGGGTTCATATGAAGACTGCATCAATGCTGTTGATACTATAATCAATGACGGAATGACTGAGCCAGCAAAATTTGCCAAAATTCAATATAGTGGGTTTACCGCGTATAACTACATGATTGCAATGGCGGAAGATATAAAAGATGAAATTAAAAAACGGGCCGCACTAAAGGAGGGTGAGTGATGGATATTGTAGAACAATTACGCAAAAGCGCAAATACTGTTTACTCCCAAGATGGCTATACGTTTCGCCTTGGATTGCAGAACGAAGCCGCCAATGAGATTGAACAATTGCGGGATGCTTTGCGATGGGCTTTGCCTTATGTAAAAAACGATGAAAGAGTTAAGGCTATTGTTCTCGCTGCACTGAAGGAGGGTGAGTGATGGATATTGTAGAACGGTTAGAAGAGCATCTGCGTTTTAATGGCAAAGATCAGTTATCCCGTGATGCAAAAAGCGCGATTGAACGGTTGCGGGAAGCGTTACGTTATATTTTAACGCACTGCGAATCTGATAGCCCACCGAATGCCAAAGCACTTATACTTTTTGTCAACAACGCACTGAAGGAGGGTGAGTGATGGATATTGTTGAACGGTTGCGGGATCGTAAAGAAACAATTATTGGGTGGGTTGTTAATTTTGATACATGTGAAGCCGCTGATGAAATTGAACGGTTGCGGGAAGC